GGCGTAGGCAGTAAGGTTTTAAGTAAAGCTATCCCGGCTGCTGGCAGTGCTGTGCGCCAAGGGCTAGACACAGCCGGGCAAGCTGCCGAGGCGCGTATGGCAGAGCGCGGGCCTATTACTGATCGTGTCATGTCTGGCGTTGATCCTATGGAAGTGATTGATCCGGCGTTGGCTGCGGCTGGTAAGTTGGTTAGGCCAACAAAAGAAAACCCAGTTACTGCTGTGCCGCCGACTGAAACCGAGCCGGGCATCATTGCGTTTCACGGTTCTGGCGCAGACTTTGACCAGTTCAGCCTAGAAAAGATTGGCACTGGTGAGGGCGCACAGGCATATGGTTATGGGCTGTATTTTACTGATAGCGAGGATATAGCGAAGTTTTACAAAGACATGATGGCGCGGAATGTTGATATTGATGGCCGCCCTTATATTCGAGGCAACCAAATAAATGACAACCTTGTTGATGAAGATATTGCAGATGATTTGGCCGCAACAAATGGAGACTTGGAAGCCGCTATAAAAAGTTCTGAAGAATTTTTGCAAGAGATGATTGCTGAAGATAATGTCAACGCCATAAGATCAACAAGTAAAGAACTTGAAAAGTTAAAGGCTTTGAGAGGTCGTGTAACAGTTGGCGCTGAAACTGGCAAAACATATAAAGTTGCGTTATCTCCCAAGCCTGATGAATTCCTTGATTATGACAAGCCTATAGGAAATCAAAGCCCAGACATCAAAGCAAAAATATCAAAGCTGATTGACAACGAAATAACACCTGATGATTTAGAAAATTTTGGAAGTCCTAGAGGTGATTTAAAGGCAAGCCTTTTGAGCGAAAACAGAACTGTTGTTTCGTTCCTCAATGATTTTGCTGCTATCAGGGGCAAAGACAATGCTGGCGAAGAATTACTGGCTCAGTACGGCATCCCCGGCATCAAATACTTTGACAACACATCACGAAATACGGCTGGCGGTAAGCTAATAGATGTTACAAAGGCAGAAGATGGTTTCCGCGCTAAAGTGGCTGTAGACAATAGACCCGGCGGTTTGGGTGGCTCTGGCAGAATTGTAACGACAAGCCCACCCTATAAAACAAGGCAAGAGGCTCTTGATTGGGCTGATGAAGAAACAAAAAAGTCAGGCCGCAACTATGTCATCTTTGACGATAAAGCGATCAAGATATTAGAAAAATATGGTATTGTTGGGCCTGTGGCTATCACAGCATTAGGCGCGGCAAAACAGGAAGGTGCAGACAATGGCGATATCTAAAATGCCAGATGAGCGGCGCAGTATTCTGGACACAGACGCAGATCCTAATGCAGTGCCGCAATCTGCCGCTCCAGAAGATGACTATGTGCAAGTCGCTAGTGTGTCGTCTGCCATTACGTCAAAATTAGCCAGAAGCAAAACAAAAGAGATACTGGGCGGCTTGACCGAAAAAGGGGCAAGACTCTCGCCAGAGGCGCGGGTAACAAAAGAAGCCGGAGAAATGCCAACGGTCACTGATGTGCCTGTTGGGCCTGTCATCGGTGCGCCGGGAGCGGCACCACAGCCGCAGCCAACGTCACCACCGCCAGTAACGCTAGAAGAGATGCAGGCGCGTTTGCAGGCGCGTCAGGCAGAGATTGGCACGGCGCGTGAGGTGCCATCGCCAACCAAGGCGCAAAAAATTGCTGGCTTAAAAGAGGGGCCAGTAAACACGCGCTTCTATGACAGCGATGAGTTTGCGGCGACAGTGCAGGCGGCGGCAAAGGCGGCTGACGAAAAATTGATTGACGTTAAAAAGCCGATGTCAATTGATGAGATCTACGAACGCGCACAAAACGCTGGCGTCCCAAAAGAAAATTTAGATAAAATATTTTCTGGTCAAGGTATAGACGCCAGCATTGGCGGATCGCAATTGGCAGAGCGTATGGCTGGGTTGCAAGTTTTACACGATGTCAGCGTTGCCAAGGTTGACGATCTAATGCGTTTGGTGGCGCGTGGCGAGTTAGATGAGAGCGGCAAGCTGACGTTGCGTGAGGCTATCGCGCAACATGATATGATTTTTGCTGAGTTGTCTGGCGCGAAGACAGACATAGCCAGATCAATGAATGTGTTTAAGGGTGCGTCTGATCGCGCCAGTGGATTAACGCAAAAAGAATTGCGCGATGCTTTGAATGAGTTGGGCGGCGATGATCAGTTGTTGCGCTTAGCAGAAGAATACAACAGAACAAATAGTCAAGCCGCCAGAAACGCATTGCTCAGAAACAGCGTCAAGCGCAAGTCATACGAGGCCATAGTTTATATGGCGCAGTCAGTCATGCTCAATGACCCAGTGACGCATATTTTTAATGGCGCTGGCAACGCACTTTTTGCATTTCTTGATGTGCCAGAACGTGCGGCGGCGGTTCCTATCGGTATGCTGCGTCAACGCCTCGCAAAGACATTTGGCTACAAAACTGACCCAGACAGATATTACGGCGCAGACATTTACGCCAGAATGTCTGGCTTTAAGAATGGCATAATTGACGGCTGGTCAATGATGTTCCGCAAATTTGCAGAGGGCGGTGCCGCTAAAGACGCGCCCAGAGATCCGCTGAAAACAGAGTATTGGGCTGGTGCCGCTTATAAAGTGCCGTGGTCTAAAGAAATTAGAGACTTCCCTGATTTAACAAACACAGTTCCCGGAAAAGTATTTAACGCAATGGGCGTTGCTTACTCAGCACCATTTAGAGCGCTTGGCGCGGCTGATGAGTTTTTTGCTGGCGTGGCACAGCGCGTTCAGTTGCATGAGGAAGCGGCGAGGGCTGGCGGCAAAGTGTTTGACAATACGCTAGCAGATCTAACGTCACGCGGCGTTGATCCGCGTGTTGCAGAAAAAGAGGCGATGCAGATTGCATCGCGGCACGTTCAAAAGTTTTTGACTGAGATGCCCGGCGACATTGACATGAGCATGAATGCTTGGCGCAAACAAGTGACGCTGCAAGCCGACATTGACAAGCAATTGCCATTTGCTGGCATTTACAATGGCGCTAACAAACTGATGAATAAATGGTATTTCAAGCCAATGGCACCATTTAGTAAGACGCTCACAAACATTGCCAATGAGGCTAATTCGCGTATTGGCGTTTTGAATTTTATATCGCCAGCGTTTTACGCTGAGTTGGAAAAAGGTGGCCGACACAAAGATCTGGCCGTGAGCAGAATTTTTTTAGGTTCAGCCGCAGTTGCTACTGGTTACTGGCTTGCTGGCGAAGGCCGCATAACAGGGGCTGGCCCCGGCGACACATCTTATCGAAACATGCTTAAGTCACAAGGTTGGCAACCGTTTGCGGCGAGGCTTGGCAAGGACACTGAAATAACATCAAAAGAAGTCAAACAATTAAAGCGCCTTTTAGGTGAGGACGCCGTTACTGAGGGCAGCGGCGTTGACTATGGCGATAGTGTGTTTGTTTCTATCAAAAGGCTTGAGCCGTTCAATTTACCATTTATATTTGGGGCTGCACTGACTGACGTTGCCAGATACAGCGACTATGATGAAGAGGGCTTATGGGAGCAAATGTTTTATGCTGGGTCGGCCGCCGTTGCGGAAACAGCTACGAACATGCCAGCTATGCAAGGCATATCAGAATTAACGTCAATTGCCGGATACCAACAACGCACTGCTGGCGCAAGGATGTTGTCTATAGGCAACGCACTTGGCAAAAGATACTCTAGCTTCTTGCTGTCAGGTACGCCAATCATTGGATTTTCAAATAGTACGCTAGTTTCTCGCATTGAGCGCATGATCGACCCGCAGATCAGCAATGTTGGGGCTGGTGAGGATTCTCCGCTTGGATTGGTTTTTGTGGAAGAGGCTTACAATAGGTGGAAATCAAGGGTGCCTATTTGGTCTAAGGATGTGCCAGTTAAGCTAGACGACTACGGTGACGCAATTGGGCTTAATGCTGCTAGTGCCGCACAGCCATTATCTATGACATACGGCGAAACAAACAACGTCAAAGAATTTATGGACGCCATACATATGGGGCCATCACCGTTCCCTAAAAAAATAGAGGGCATAAGCTTACCAACTGAGGTAGAGGCGCGTTGGAAACTGTTAGCCAATAAAGAGATCTTGATTGATGGCATGACGCTAGAAGAAAACATTGCGGCTTCTATGACTGAGTTTATGGATGACGCTGAAAAAACTGGTGAAGAGTTAGCTATTGGTGATATGCGGCAGATTATCAAGAGAATTCAAAAGGACTACCGAAAGCTAGCGAAGACGCGTTTGTTTGGTGAGATTATAGAAGATGATGTAGACCCCCGGCTTGTGGAATATTCGCAGCTTGCCGTTGATTTGTCGGACAATGGGCTAGACGACCAGATAGTAGAGTTTCCAGAATTTGCACAAAAGCTAGCAGACGTTAAAAACAAAAAACGCTTTCCTGTTTTAACAAAACCAACAGCAGAAAAACCGTCCTTATCAGACATGATAAAATAATGTATAATCTCAGCAACCAAATGAGGCACCAAAATGGCTGATTACAATATTAACGCAATTACACGCCGCGTCGTGTTCACCGGGTCAGCCGGGCTGGGGCCGTATGCGTTTTCGTTTGAGATTTTGGACGAAAATGATGTGGCGGTTTATTTCAATACCACATCGCTCACACTGACCACAGATTTCACCGTGACAATTAATGCGAATGGTACCGGCAGCGTTAACATCGTCACCGGCTCAAGTGTGCCGTCAACGCCAACCGCCTCAGACACAATCATCATCATTGGAGCAAGAGACATTGAGCGCGTTACAGACTTTGTGACAGCCGGTGACTTGCTTGCGTCTAGCCTCAATGAGCAGCTAGATGCGCTGACAATCTTTGACCAGCAGCTTGCCGAGGAAGGTCAGCGCTCAATGCGAGCGCCAGTGTTCGACCCTGCACTGGTGGCTGATGGCGGCACGTTAGATATGACACTGCCGTCAGCGGCAGAACGTGCCGGGAAAAATCTTGCCTTTGATGCTAATGGCAATCCAGAGGCAGGCGAGGATATTGGAACATTCCGGGGCAACTGGGCTGCAAGCACAACCTATTATAAGCGTGACATCGTTAAGGATGGCAGCAACGGCAACATATATCGCGTTAATACAGAACACACATCGAGCGGCTCAACCCCAATCAGCAGCAACGCTGATGTGGCTAAGTTTGATTTGGTTGTTGATAATGCAGCAGCGGCAGCAAACGCGCAGCTTGCAGAGGACTGGGCTAAAGAAACCACATCCGATGTAAATAGCACTGGCGAATATTCATCAAAGGCTTACGCGATTGGCGGCACTGGCGTTACTAACACAAGCGGCAAGGGAGCTGCAAAAGAGTGGGCAACAACAACCGGCAGCACTGTAGATACGTCAGAATATTCGGCCAAGGAATACGCAATAGGTACTACTGTTGCCGCTGGGTCTGCAAAGGATTGGGCGTCACAAGCAAGTGGCACTGTTGACGGCAGCGAATATTCAGCAAAATACTACAGCGGCCTAGCTTCAACGTCTGCATCAAACGCGGCCACGTCAGAGACAAACGCAAGCAACGCACAGACAGCCGCAGAGGCTGCGCTGGATGCGTTTGATGACACATACCTCGGCGCCACCGCATCAGCCCCGACAGTCGATAATGACGGCGACCCGCTTGCTGTTGGTATGCTTTACACAAATTCATCGTCAGGCAATTTGTTTTACTACAATGGATCGGCTTGGGTTGCCGTTATATCAAGTGGTATTACAGACATTGTTGATGACGCGACACCGCAGCTTGGTGGCAATTTGGATGTCCAGACAAACTCTATTGTCAGCACGTCAAATCAAGACATTAACATCACGCCTGATGGCACAGGAAATGTGACGCTTGGTAGCTTTACATTTGACGCTGACCAGACTGTTGGTGCTGGGCAAGACAATTACGTCCTGACCTATGACAATGCTGGCGGCCTCATCAGCTTAGAGCCTGCCGCTGCTGGTGGTCTTGCTGACGTTGTTGACGATTTGACACCCCAGCTTGGTGGAGACTTACAGTCCAATGGCAACGATATTAACTTCGGCGACAACGACAAGGCACAGTTCGGTGCTGGGTCGGACTTGCAGATTTTTCACGATGGGTCTAACAGTTTTATTGATGATGCTGGCACAGGCGTTTTAAGTATTCGGTCAAATAGCATTTCATTAGGAAAGTACACTGGTGAAAATCTTGCGTCATTTGTTGCTGATGGTGCAGTCACACTTTACTACGACAACGCATCTAAATTTGCCACCACCTCCACAGGCATTGACGTAACTGGTGCTATTACTACAGACACAGCGACTGTAGATACCCTCAACGGCAAGACCTCCGCTGGTGACATCACAGTGACCTCTGAGGGCGGTGCGGCGACTATGCAGTTGCAGCAGGGGTTGGCAAAGGCGTGGGTGAACATAAACCAAACTAGCACTCAAGCCATTCGTGACAGCCTAAACGTCAGTTCAATTTCGGATACTGGCGTCGGCAGAACCCAAATCACCGTAACCAATTCAATGTCTAATAACACTTATCACGCAAATTTAACTCTGAGGATGCAGTCCACAGTTTCAAACTCTGGTTCAAGTGGGGGCGTTGATACTTCAGACGGTTCAACATCTATAACCACGACACAGCATCAATTGAGCTACATTAATACTGGAACCACAGGGGATACAGACACGCCTTACGGTGGTAGTTTAATTTTGGGAGACTTAGCATGAGCTTGCCTAATGCAGACACCACAGTTTAAAGGCACTCACCTATTTGACCGCCTATGCTGGGCAAAGGAAAACCTAGAGGGTGTGCAGTCAGACTATCGGGTAGTCTATGAGGACAGCGTTGATGAGTGCGCTAAAATCCTTGTCGCAGACCCAAACTGGATGGCGTGTGCGCTTGCCGGAAACATCCTACCTCCGGTCTGGGTGTATCACGAGTTGGCAAAGGACGAAGCCACTGAGGGCTTTACTAAGCACACCAGAGGTTACTTGCTGCATGAAACTGAACCAATGCCAGCGATGACTGAAGAAGAAGCAATCGAATACCTAATTCAGAAGGATGTGCCACAACATGTTTGGCAGAATTGGGATACCGGCAACAAGCCGAAGATGGTAATATGCCGCAAGGAACAATTACCGCAGACTAGAGAATGGCGCAATTCTTGGCGCATATCTGATAAACTAGCCGCTTAGGAGATTCTAATGGCTGTAACAACATACATCGTAGACAAAAACGGTAATCAGATTGACGCTTCAACTGCAACCGTTCCGGCTAACCGTGACTTTCGTGGTGCTTGGGTATTGAATGGCTCTGTCATTTCAGAAGACCTGACAAAAGCTAAAGAGATTTTTGCTGACAAGGTTCGTGAAGCCCGCGCACCTTTGCTTGAGGCATTGGACACAGACTATATGAAGGCTTTGGAAACAAGCGCAAGCACAACGCAAATCGTGGCTGACAAGCAAGCGTTGCGTGACGCACCGACAGCCGGTGACAGCGCAACAACTATTGCTGAACTCAAGGCTGCTTGGCCTGCGGCTTGTGGTGACAGCCCTTACGCATAGGTGACTTATGACCGAAGAAACCAAGACAACGGCTGATATGGCGTTTGGCGGTATTACGATAGGCGCGTTCTTTGAGGCGTTGCCTGAGATTACTGCGCTGGTTGCGTTGGGTTGGTGGCTTCTTCGTATCTGGGAAACTGAGACAGTCAAGAAGCTGACTGGTCGTGACATAAAATGAACCCGCTGCTGCTGTTCGTTGTGGTGGTTATCCTGCCCAGTGGACAGCCGCAAGTAGATGCTGGCGTTGTCGATAAATGCCCAGACATACAAGCAATCATTCAAATTTATGAGCAGGCAGTTATTCGCGGCGACATACTCGACTGGCGAGCGCGTTGCTACAACAGCGACTTGTTACGCCCCAGCAGCACATGATGGAATTTGTTTTAATCGTATACCTTGGCGCGGCCAAGTGGGATGACAGTCACACGTTCAAAAGTTTTGGGCAATGTGTTACTCTGTCTAAAGAGTTGGCGGCTCAAGACAGCATCCCGGCGCAGGCCGGTAATGGCACATCTACCGTCAGAGCCGTGTGTTTGCCTGTAGCCAAGGAGCAGTAGGTTGGATCCAATTACGATAGGCGCGGCTGTCAGCGGGGCTACAGCGGCTTTTAACACTATAAAGCAAATGATCAATGCTGGCCGCGATTTGGAAAGCTGCATTGGCGACGTGTCGCGCTGGATGAAAGCCGCGTCTGATATCGACCACGCAGAAAAGCAGGCCAAGAACCCGCCGCTGTTTAAAAAGCTGCAAGGCGCAGACACAGTACAACAACAGGCGCTGCAAGTTTACGCCGCCAAAAAGCGATTGGAGAGCCAACGCGCCGAGCTTAAACAGTATCTGCAAATGACATACGGCCCGCAGGCTTGGGCTGATCTTATCCAGCTTGAGGGGCGCATCAGGAAAGAGCGACAAGACATGATCTATAGGCAGCAAGAGGCGCGCCAGAAGATCATCGAAGCTATTGCAATTGTGGCGTTATGCATTGTATCCTTTGGAATATTTTTTTGGGTTATTTGGCTGGCGTCTAAAAATTGAGTGAAACCAGAACCGGGTTAATTGGCGAACACCTAGCCGCCGCAGCCATATTATCTATGGGCTGGGCTTATGCCCCTGCGGCACAGGATAAAATTGATGGCGTTGCTATTTCAAACACTGATAACACGATACTTAGGGTGCAAGTTAAGACTTCGAGCTTTTTATTACAGAAAGGCAAGCGAACTCCGGCTTATCATTTTCAGCTTGGGTCTGGATGTTCGGCTAAACATTTGCCGCGCAACACAAAGGATTGGGCAGACTATGACATACTGGTGCTGTGTGGCAAGGAACATAGAAGCTGCCTATTTTTCCACGTCTCACAGGTGCAGCAATACAGCAAAAGAATGCAGGGCAGTGCGTTTTCTCGCGAAGCTGAAGAGGAAAGCTGGCTTAAAACTGTCGCGCTGGCTAAGGAAATGAGGCGGTAATGGATATCGAAAAGCTACGCGAAGAGCTAATCGCTGACGAGGGGATGCGCCTCGACATTTACAAATGCACAGCTGGTCATTTGACTGTGGGTGTAGGCCATCGCATCATTGAGGGTGACGCGGAACACGGCAAGCCAATGGGCTACACGATTACTGAGCGCCGCATGAAGCAGCTATTTGATTTGGACATCGCTATCGTGCGCGAGGATTGTCACCGTCTCTATGAGGATTTTAGTGACCAACCCGAACCGGCACAGCGCATCATCGCCAATATGATGTTCAATATGGGCTTGCCAACGATGAAGCGCTTTAAAGGCATGAAGCGTTGTGTCGATGCGCGTGACTGGGCTGGTGCTGCATTAGAGATGCTCGACAGCAAGTGGGCGCGTCAACTACCTAATCGCTCGGAGCGTTTGGTTAAAAGGATGAGGGCGCTGGCAGATGGGTGAAGAAAACAAAAAACCAATCCAAGCCAAGATAGGCGAAAATAGTTTTGAGCTTGTGTTGAGAATTTTAGGCAACGAATTTGTGGCTATCAAAATAGGCTCAACAAATTTCAGCGGCAAACTAATTGCTGGGGGTGTGCTGCTTTTATTTTTTACGTTTATGTTGATGGAAGTTTTTGGTCTATCCAGAATGTTAGGAGTTGAATAATGTTAGGCGTACTTGGAAAGATACTAGGATCAGGTGACGTGATCAGTCAGGGCATGAAGCTCATTGACGATATGCACACATCAGATGAAGAGGCCATCGCGGCAAAGAGCAAAGCCAAGATAGATTTGATGGCAGCGTATGCCCCATTTAAAATTGCCCAGCGCTACCTTGCCCTAATGTTTGGAGCTACGTTTCTGGGTAGTTACATGCTGGTGCTTGGCATGACGATCACTGGCCGGGGTGACCCAGACGCGGTCACCAAGGTGATGGATCAGTTCACGATTAACTATGCAATGCTGATCATCCTTGGTTTTTACTTTGGCGGCGGCGTAGTCGAGAGCATAAAGCAACCCAAAAAATAAAGGGGCTTTCGCCCCTTTACTCAACCACCCTGATCGTTCTGATCTTGCCGGGCGTGTGCGTTATGATGCCATCCTCGATCAGCTTGTCTAGCTGAAACCTGACGGCAGTTCTTGATCGCCCCACAGCGTAGGCTATTTCGTTCACTGTGGGGCCGTGGCCGTTGTGGCGGTGGTAAGCGGCCACTGCCTCAACAACCGGCTTCCACGAGCTTTCTCGGCGTTGTCCAGCCATCAGTCAATCTCCTTTAGCGTCAATGTCTTTTGCCGCATGACAGTCTCAGGCTTTGCCGGGGTCACTCTC